GGCATTATGATATAATTCTCTTAGGTGAATGAACAGTAGATACAGTGTCTTGCCGGACGGTCTACTGTTTATTTTTTTTATTGTCAATGTTCACTCACCCTTGACTGCTGCCACAGTCGTTATACTCTTTTCTGGAATTTTTCAAGCATTCTCGCCTTCCAGTTCGGCGATTCTGGTTCTTCCGGTTCTTTCATTTCTCCATACAGGAATGACTTAATCTTTTCCTTACAATCTCTGCAATAGCATCTGTCCTCGATTATCCCTCCCTCGAACATTACTTCCATCGCCTCAATCATGTTTGGTGCGCCCACGCTTTCTACTGTGATTGCTACTCTGTAGATGGCTCCGTTTACGATTTCTTTTCCGCAACGGTCACAGTGGTATGTTATCATTTTGTACCTCCTCGAAATATTTTTTTAATTATCTTTCATCCAATCATATAACTTTTCAATACATTCATCGCACAGGTCGTATTCTTCATCTGGTATTCCTCGTTCGCTTATCGTTGCAATTGTACTTACGATTCCATTCCCGGTTGCCTTTGTTTTACACTTTTCGTTCTTCTCGTATATTGCTCCACATCTATCGCATTTTTTTACTTTCATCTTTTACTCCTCCTCTCCTTATAGCTGTTAGCAAGTCTTCCACTCCCTGGACGTATCCGTCTTTATATTCTGTAGCCTCTTTTATTTTCTGGCTACACTTTCTCTCTACTTCATTTTGCAACTTATTTGCTCGTTCTTCTATCTGGTCATATTCTTTCTTGTCCATTGCAGCCTCCTAAATCTTATCTCCTATAAGCTTTTCTGTTAATTTCATGTATAAGTCTTTGTATATGTCTCTTTCTGCCGCGACTTTGATGGTTTCGTCTGTGTTTTCTGTCTCTATCTGTGATAATTGTTTTTCTAATTCCTGTTGTTTATCAGTCTCTTCCTTAATTCTGTTTCGAAGTCCATCATTTATTCTCTGTGCATTCCCAACCATGGTCCGTTCTTTTTGCATATTTACAAGCCATTTCTGTCTCCTTTCCTTGATGGTACCTTTTTAAACGCTCCGTGGTGCTTAATGGTAGCATTTTGATAGCTCCGTGGTGTTTTTGTGGTATTTTCGTCCATTTTTGTTCATTTTCGGGGTAATTTGCCTTTGTTTCCCTATATGTCCCTATATAAGCGGGGTTCTCCAAAACACCCCGGAAATGTTATTGTTGCTCTACTATGTTATTTTCCGATTGCGTCCTGAAGCGCTTTATCTAAGCGATCAGATATGGCTGGTGCTTTCTTTTCTGATGCTTCAAGCATTTCTGCTGTAATCTCCCGTATACCGCCTAGTTCATGATTCTGCGAGTCTTCGTCCTGACCTTTTTTCTCGCATTCTATAACTGCAAAATGAAAGTCGCATTCGTCACATACTACGGTTCCATCTCCGTAATATGTGTTTGTTCCCAGCACCGCTCTGCATAATGGACAATAGTTTATTCTACTACTGTCAGCAATTCCACTTATATATCCTCGCATCTTTTTCTCCTTGATAGCACATTTCCGTAGGCTATTGGCTCTCGACTACATTTAAGATTCTCTCGACTGCCTTGTCCCAAAAGATTCTTAAGAAATCGTCAAGTGTGGCAAATTCATATTTATCATCTCCCAGTCCTACTTCGTCTGGGCATCTTGTGTCGCTTCCAAGTTCTTCAAGTGTTTCTGCTGTAATTTCCTGCGCAATATCTTCTGTTCCAGAATACTCACAGTCGTAACTGCAGCATTCTCTCAACTCTTCCATATCTTGTTTTGTTAATTTGCTCATGTGTACCCTCCTTATTGTGTTTTTTCTTTCATTGGCTTGCCTTTTTCGTAGACGGTGCAATTATCAGCGGTGCAGTAATGACTTCTGGAAAATTTGTGGAATGCTCCGTAATTACAGAAGCTGACTGGATATCTTGCACGCCATTTACAGGTCTTGCATTTTTTTCTGTCACCGTTCGAGCCTTTTGGTTCTTCTTTGGGTTTTGGCTTTGGTTCCCGTGGCTTCCTCTGTGTTGGGTCTCCACCCTCTCTTCGAATTCCGACTAATCCGTCTGCCGTAATTCTATATTGTACCTGCGTCTGGGTGAGCCCCATCTTTTCTGCTATCTTTCTATTGGTCAGCCCCTGTTTTACCAGGGACCTTAATAGCTCTTTGTCATATTCTTTCATGCAGCCATCTCCTTTCTCGCTTTCCGGAATAACTTGGCTTTCTCAGCATGGTACCGGATCAGTTCCTCAACTGCTGCCATCTGCGCTACTTCTACCTGGTGTTGTTCATAGATTTTCAAATCTATGCCCCACTCTTCACCGCCTTCGTAGAGAAGCCACCGGAAGTTTTTGTACGCGATATAGGCAAGCTTTTTTTCTCCGTCCACGAGATCGATTTGTGTCATGCTTTCCCGGATCCACTTCATAGCATTTCCTCCATGTCCGCTGCGCGTCCTTCCCATTCATCTGCTTGTCTCTTGCAGTAATCTATAATGGTCTCGACTGCTGCCATCTGTACCGGTTCAATGTCCAACTTACCGAAGCCTTCCATTTCTCCAATACATGAAAGCCTTGGAAATATGCTTATTCGATACCATAACCCCCAGCACAACTCCACTTCATCCCAGATCAATGCTGCGATTTTTTCGTCTTCTTGATATAATTCCAGACATTCGTCCGATTTAATGGTCCACATTTCTTTCTGCGCCTCCTTGCTACTATCATCTTGTTTCGGTTATCGATGTAGTAATCTGCATAGACCTTTCTACAATTGTTCTTGCTTTCAGAAATATTGCTATTGACTGCGTCAAACTCCAATCCATTCGCCCTGCAGTATATGACTGCCTCCTGTAATAGATCTCCCTCCCTACATGTCCAGAGAATGATCTTATCTCCGGACTGCTGCCGTTTGATCAGAAATTGGAATAATTCTGTATTGGGTTCTCCCAGTTTCGGATATTCTGCTGTATTTAATGTGCCGTCGAAATCTACGGCATATATTTTGTTCATGTGTCTCCTTTCTCCTCCGGCTCCACCGGCCGGAGGGAATCTATGGTTGATAGTGACTGTGATACACTATTGGTGCTGTAATTTTCTTACTCTTTTCGTTGGTAGTACCGCAAATTCTCCCGTATCTTCCAGCCATACTGTGACGGTATCTGCCAGGTGTTCTTTTTCGAACACGATTCCCATGCGTTCTTTCTCTTCTCCCATCAGAATGCACTTCACATATTCGCCCTTATAGAAATCCCTGGAGCTTTCGTCTTTCCTAAGGCTAGAGGTAATTTTTGTAGGCAATATTCATCCACTCCTCTCGTGTGTGATCCTGTTCGTATGCTTCCTGTAGATAGGCGCATAATCTTTCACGGGTTGCACGGCAATTATGTACAGCGTCTTTGCCTTCCTTGTGGTGTCTCCGGCACAAATATACTTTTAAGCCATTCTCTTCGCTTCTGGTGCGTCCTCCGCCTCCAAATACTACATGGTGGCATTCTGTGTACTGATAATTCCAGTTGCCTTCTTCCTTGGCACACAGGTAGCAAATACCCGGATATGTTTCTACGATTGGCGCCGGGTGGTGCTTTCGTTTCTTTTTTTTCTGTGGTTTGGGATACATCAATTCACACATTGCTCTACGCATTCAATCTCCTCTCCGTTCTTATCCACTTCCGCCTCGAACAATTCTGTCCAGAATTCCTCTTTTCCCAGTGCTGCAAAACTTACACCTCGCATGGAACGCATTTTCTTATCCATAACTTTCGCCATATATTCTGCAGCTTCCTGCGCTGGTATTGATGCCATGTATAATCTTCTCGTGGCGTAAGCCCTTTTGATTTCTTCCTCTTCCGTAATCTCTGCCGGCACTTCCATGTTATCCGGACAATATTCCGGAAAATCCTTCGTGATTTCGGTCTGTCCCGGAATCTGTTCTTCCGGTTCTTTCTTGACTTCCTGTGCCGGTTCTTTCGGCGGTTCTTTTTTTACTTCCGATTTCTTCGGAGCTTCTGTCTTTACTGAAGCTTGCGCCTTTTTCTCCGGTTTCTTTTCCGGTATTTTTTCCAGCTTTTCCATTTTGTGGTATAATGGCTCGTCATAGACTTCCTTGTACAGGTCACCTGCTGCCACCTTAAGGTCTTCTGGATACGTTGGAAGAAACAGTTTTTCAAAGCCTTTTACGAAATCTATGTAGGTATATTCCTGATTCTCACCGTGATTTCGGAAAGGCATTACCTTGATAACGTGTTCTGTCATCATGACATTGGCATATTCTAAGCGAATCATTTTGAATTTTGTCGGGTTTAAGATAACCAGAAGCTCTCTGGCTATGTCTGATCCATCCGGATCCTTTCGCTCCCAGTCGAGAAGCTTCTGAAATGCTTCTTTTCCATCCTTGAAATACTCTCTTGCTAATTCCACCATCCAGTCTGTTTCCTGTGGTTGTTCCTGTGCGATGTCGCACAGCTCCATCTGATCATCATAATGTGTTTCGGTCTCCCGGATAATCCCTTTTGCTTCCCGGATATCCTTGACCGTGGCTTCTGTTGGTATGGCTTCCTGGATTTCTTCCGGAAGCCCTAACATCTCTGTGAGCTTACTGCTGCCATAGCCTCTCCATTTGTCATCGATCTGCGGTGAGAATCCTCCAATACTGTATTTTGTATTAATGTCCATGAAGCGGCTCGCCGTAGAACGTCCTATCCCAAATGTGTCCTTGGCATATTCCCAGATATTCCTATATCCTGCCTGCTTGTATAGCTCGTCCTGTTCTGTCTTTTTCAAATAGAACCCCACCGATATAAAGCTCTCTGCTATATCGTTTAATAGTGCTTTTATAACTATCGTTATCTCGTCCAATGACTCGATTACTCTTATTTCATCCATATTATCCCGCCTTTCTCATTTGAATCCGCTTTTTGAATGTATTCATAAACTTTTTCACATCTTCTCCCGGATCTTTGTTGTACTTTCCTCGCACCTGGATTACTTCTCCCTCTCTGACCTCGACCGTGTAATAACTCTCTTCTGGTTCTTCCTTTTTTCGAATGAATAGAATGCAGGTTTCTCCAGATACCATTCTGTCTATATAAGTCGCTACACAATGATGCTGGTTCTGTCCTTCCTGCCTGATTTCTCTTACTCTTTTTGGTAATCTTATCAACAGGTCATCCGTCTCCATTTCGTAAGCATTCCAGCCACGTCTTTTTATCATCTCTCTTAGCGTTCCGTCTTTCTGGTCGTCTTTCTTTCCCTGTAATTCTATTTTTCTTTCTTCCTGCTCTTGTACCAGCTGATCATGACGTTCTTTTAAGTTCTTTGGATATAATACATATGGGTCGTCCATGTTGTACCCCAGTATTGCGGCCATCTGCAGATAATCGTGGTAATCCGTGACTGTCTGTCTATCCCCGTCATTCCATTTTCTTGTGGTATTTTCCCTGATATATCTAAGCATCTTATGTGGTGTTGTGTGCCTCATGTATATTGCAAAATCCCTGCCAAATTTAGACATTTCCTGAACCTGTTCCCATGTTGCCCGGATTCCTGCCTGCTGGCAGTTATACAGCGCTCTATACTCTCTCATGTGTGGATCTTTCTTTTTGATAAGATTGTAGTATTCACCTTGAAGCCCCAGTACTTTTCTTAATTTCTTTTCTCTCAAGGAAAGCAGTGCATTACTTCCTCCATCGATGCAGTCTGCAGTCAGATTGTAATATCCTGCTTTTACCAGTTTTTCAATTCCCTGATATTCTTTTGCCGTATCTATGTAATTCTGTTGGTAAAATGGAATATTCTGGCGGGCAAATTCCGGTAATCCTGAGTATTCCAATTTACTTCCTTTTAGCGCCCTTTTTAAATTTCGTGGATATAAGACTGCTTTTCCTTCTTCTTTTCTTTCTCCCCAATAATATCCTCCGAACTCATATCCATTACACCAGCGCACCTTATTCGTGGTCTTATATCTGTGGTAAGAATAAATGTATCGTCTATACCACAAGTCGTCGTATGTGATCCTTATACTTTCGTAGATATTAAATTCCGTTCTTTTTCCTTCATGTATCCACTGGTATACATTGAAGTATCTGAACACGAATCCGGCCGGAGTTTTCTGAATCAGTGCAGCGCCCGATTCATCCTTAATATTTGGGCTCTTTTTATAAGTTTTGTAGATAACTTTTCTCTTGCAGTATTTGCATTTCCCTTCCTGCCCGTACTTATGACCGGACAGTTCCTGCGTTTTTCCGCAACAGGTGCATCGTCCTATTTTTTTTCCTGATTCATAATACATATATTGCGGAACGGCATCTTTTTTCGCCCATTCTTCAAAATCTTTCGGAATCTCTGGAATGATTGCCATCTCATCATCAATCTGATCCGTTTCTTTCCGATGCTTTTCGTACTGCTGCCACCCAAGGATTGCACTATGCGGGCTCTCTTCTCCATTCTTTGTAAAATCTTTTATAGTTTTACGGTCTTTTTCTGTAATCCAGTATGTCTGATACGCTGCACTCTCGCCGTCATTGTAACTCACTCCAAACTGCAGGTTCTCGATTGTTGCTGTGCGCCACTTTCCTTCAATCGTCTCGTATGTATCGCATTTTCCATCATGTAAAAATATCCGAAATGCTGGGCGAGATGTCTTTAATCTTAAGTCTCTGTAGTAAAATACATCGACTTCCAATATTCCTTGTGTTTTTCTGGCTCTGTAGAATTTTCTGTATTTCGGTCCGGTGACTGATGGGCGCTGATAACGATCATACTTCTCTTTGAGCCATGCTTTTTCGTACATTTCTTTTGTGGCTTTCATAGCTGGAAGCTTTAATAATTCGCTCTTTTTCATACTTACGCCTCCAGGAAGTAATCTCTTGCCCACTCAAATACTGTCATGTCTGCCACATAATGCTTTCCAGTATCCTTCTGGATCTTTTTACAATTATCCTCGATCAGTTTCATGCATTTTTTTACGGATTTCGTGCGGCGTCGCACACACGCCGCAAAGTGCTCGTCTGTGCACTGGCTTTTTAAGTAGTCCAATATCGGCTCGACCGGAATCTGATTATTTTTGTATCCTGCTGCCTCAATGTCCAACTTTCCCATGGCAGCGTTCAGGTTGTCCGTTAGCTCTTTCGACCGCCCTTCTATCATGTCCTGTGCGAAAAACTCCGGAATACCGTTCTCTTTTGCGAGTTCCTTGATTCTTTCGGTATCCCCTTCCTGCAGTAACCCTAACGCACACGCATTAATTTCCTCTATAGAATCCATATTTCCGAAAATATCATACATTCTCCTTATCCTCCTTCTCCATTTCAATCCCATAACTCGCCGCGTCATGAATTAATCTTTCTCTCCTTTTCATTTCCGTGTCCAGCCATTCGCTATAGCTGTGTCTTCCTTCTTCTGCTACAATTAACTGCCCTCTTGTACGCACATAGACCTCTTCCCATAACTCTGCATGCTTGATCGGCTCTCCCCTGGCATTCAAATAGTTATTGCCCGCCCATTTCTCTAACTGGGTGCCGAGCATGTTCATGACGAAGCGGTCTTCTGTGTGGATATGGACTTCACAGCTCTGATTAAGCCTGTCCAGTGCGTCAGACAATGACCTTAATGTCGCCTCGTGATATGTACCGAATATATGCCCGAATCCGTTTACAGTTTTTTCCTCGCCGTTTTTGATGCAGGCGACCACGTAACCGTGCCACCTTTCGTCTTTACTAAGGCTGGCAGTACTTTGGGCGAGATAAATATCTACTTTGTACATGCCTGTTCCTCCAGTTCTCTCACCTTGTCTCTTGTAAGCTCTGTTGCGACTAAAATAGCGTGATTTGCAAACTCTTCACACGGTTCAAACTTTAAAATGTCCGGTTTTCCTTCCAGCTCTACTTTGCGATTATAAACATTGCAGTATTCTTCTACACGATAGCGGTCCACCATGTATTTTTTTCTTTCCGTATCTGCTTCGATGCGGTCTCTCATGACCATGACCGCTTTTGCGATTGCCATATCTGCTAATGCTCTTGTGTCCAATACCGGCTCCATGCCATGTTCCTTGTTCCAAGCGTTATACACGCGCCCAAACTCTTTCAAAAGCGTCTCATTCACTTCAACTTTCACTTTAAATCCTCCTGTTCAATCGTATTTGCGTGACTCTTCGGAATCTATAGCCTGTGGCCGGGTTGATTCCTTCATGCATGTGAGCTATATAATACCCAGCCCTTGGTTTTACCTTTTTCTTCCATCTCGTCATCTTTTTTACTCTTGCTTCCGGAAGCGGCATATTCCGGGAGGTGGAATAATTCGATTCCTTGACTCTCGGCTTTCCCTCGGTGCCATCTTTCTTGGTTTCTGTAGTTCTCTCATCTTTTGTCATGTACGAGGAAAGCTTCGTGAAATCCTCATCATAACTCTTTGAATCCTTGATCGATTCTATATAGACGCCTCCGTGCTCCCAGACTTTCTGAATAAGGCTTGCTGTGTCGCCAGTGTTGTTGACTATCAAGTGGATGTGCCACGCTCCGCGAGTACCCATTTCAATATTGCGGATCCAGTACAGCTCAATACCTCTCTTTTTGTACTCTGTCCGGATTTTTCTGATAAACTTCGAAAAGTCTTTTTTTGCTGATGCCATGTCCGGTGGACGTTCTTCCACCTTGTATGTCAAGGTGGCGAATAGGTCTC